AAACCAATTTTTCCAATCTTTAGATAGTTTTTCTGTTGAATTTTCATAATCAATTAAACTTTCACCAGAAGCTGCAATTTCAGCTAAATCTTCATAAGAAACATCTTTTGGTGTAAAAATAGGCATATCAATAAATTTATTATTTCCTGTGATGTAAGCTTTTGTACGCGCAATTCTTTCTGCTGGTGTTTCAACATAATTTTCTCCTATTGTTCTTTTACCATTATTAGGATCAATAAATACTTGATTAGTTCTAATTCTAAAATCTTCTCTATCTTGTGGGGATGATCTTACATCTTTAGTGCTAAAAGAAAAACCTTTGTTTGATGTATCTCCAGAATTTTTATTAAGATTAACTCTAGCTGGATTATTATTAACAGATGAAGGAGAATAAAAACGATTGCTACTTACAGTTGTATTTTTACTATCATCATCATTATAACCTGGTCTAGCCATTATTCAAGGTTCTCTAAATTACTTGTTTGCCTATATAAATCTGAATTAGGGTCAAGAACTCCTATATCAAATAAATAGGCTCTTATTCCCATGTAGTCATTACCCATTATTCTTAGCATCCATGGGTTTTTTTTAACAGCATCTTGTATAATATCACTTTCTTGCACAGTTTGTGAAGGTTCAAGATCTTCAAAAATTCCTGTTTCTATGTTAGGAGGATTACCTAATTCCGTTTGCTCTTCTATATAACTTTCTGGGTCAAAAGTATTGGCTTTTATACCGTATAAATCTTCAAGATCACCAAAATCAGTAGTAGCAGGATTAGACATTATTTGATTTCTAAGCGCTTCAATTTCTTCTTCATTATTTATATCATTCTGTGCAGCTATATCAGTATCATTTCCTTCATATACTAAAGATTGGCTTTGATCTAAAGGCAGATCATTTACTTTAATTTCTTCATTATAAGGTGCGTTACCTTCATAAGGTGAGGCAATATTATCTAATTCATCAAACTCAATATCAAACGGGTTATTTCGTGGTAAGAAAGAAGAGTCTCTTTCTAATGGATCACGTTCTTTAGAAAACATTTTTTTTAACATTCCTGCGTATGGAATAAAATTTTCTCCAGCTTCCATTAAACTTCCTAAACCAGATGCTATTGGAAATTCGTCTTTGTAAAATTCTTCTCCAAATCCAGCTTCTGGAAAAGGATTATATTCTGGCGCTCTTACAGCGGCTTTATTTTTTCCTGTGAATAAAGATCCTACATCACCAAAAAATCCTTGTGATTTTGCAGGGTTGGTAAATAAATTTCTACCTGTTCTTCTTGCCCCAGCTGGTAATCCTCTTGTATCAATTAAACGTGCACCTTTATCCCCACCTTTCATCTGGTTCATTAACATTTGGTACATGTTACGTGATTCGTTTTGATCAGTTGTCATTGCAGGTGTGCTTGCTAATATTCCTTTTATGTCTCTAAGATTGTCTCTGTTTTGATAAAACTCAGGTGAACGTGACATCGCGTATTGCAAATCATTATTTCGATTTGCAATAGCACGATCTTCCCTAACTCTATTAATATTATTAATAGATTGGTTTTGTAAATATCTTGACTTGTTGTCCTGCATTAAACGCCTGCAACTGCCTTAAGAACAATAATTACAACGATAGCAACGATACCGGCTTTTACCCAGTCTTTCATTCCCCACTCGCTCCATTCTTTTAAATGTTCCCATAAATCTTTTAATAACTTCATGTTACCTCCTAGTGTATAGTATGTGGTTTATTTATTTCCTGCTCGAATACAGTCATAAAATCAAAGGACTCTACAACAGATTGAAAGATAAAGGAAGTTTGTTCTGCCCCTAATGCATCAACATAATGCTGACGTGTAATCGCCATTAAAGCTGCGCATACTAATAACGCCTCTTCTGGGCTTTTTATCAATGATCGAGCTAGCTCATCTAACTCTTGCATTGAATCACTTATCTTCTTTACGGCTTTGACTTCTTGCATTTATACTCGCTGTTGTTACATCTTTTTCGTTTTTCATTGCTTCTTTTGTTAAAGAAACATTTTCTTTTAATTCCCCTAAAGCGTCTTTAGCTGCATCTTGATCAATGCTGCCAGCAACTTGCATTAGTTTAATTGTTGTATCAGCTTCTATTTTATCACGGTCCATGTCAAGTTTAGAAGCTTCCATAGTTCCTTTAGTTTGCATTTCTTGTTGACGCATCATTGCTTCAGCTGCACGTAAATCAATTTCTTGTTGTTTAAGTTTAACAAGAGGATCTTGAGCCTCACGTTTAGTTCTAGCTTCTTCGTCCTGCGCTAACTGTGTAGTCATTTCTGCTTCAAGTTGTGCAATTGCATTTGTTTTTTCTACTTGCATTTGTTGCATTACTTGTTGTAGTTGTTGCATTACTTGAGGATTCATTTGTGCTTCTTGCATCTCCATTTGTAATTTTTGCTCTTCTTCTGCAAATTTTTCTTGAACTTGTTTTGTAGACATTAAAGCTACATGCTCAGACATATGTGCTTGTAACATAGAATACAAAGGAGGGTTAATTTGAACCATTCTTGTAAACATAAATTCAGCATGTGCTTTCATGTGCGCTGAATGATCCTGTTGTATAAATGCTTTTAAAGTAGTACCTTTCATAGCACCTGCATTTTCTACAGCTGGACTTTGTGGTTGTGGCTGGGATTCATCAGGTTTTAAAATAGCATCAATACTATCAACACCCATAGCTGAATACATACGTCTATAAGCTTCTCTTATGTTGTGCATTTGAGGGTTAGATTGTGCTAGTTGTAATTGTTGTTGGGCCAACATAACTCTTTGTGACATAGAAAAAATGTTAGGGTCACTTACTGGTATAATGTCTACACGATCATCAAAATCAGCTTGTTTAATTTTTCTATCTCCACCTACAACATGATAAGGATACTCAGGAGGAGTATACATTTTTAAACATTTTGCTAATAACTTAAATTCTTTTCTTTGTGAGTAATATAATCTTTTTTGTATGGCACTCATAACTTTAGTACCCCTTTCAAGTAAAGCTAATGTAGTTCCAACTGGATTCTGCTCATTACCTTCACCCATTTTCATATCAGCTATGGCTGCAAAAGATTTACCTGCATCAACAGAATAACCTAGTAATTGAAATAAAGTCTGGGAGGGTTCTTTAAAAGGAAGAGGTAATAATGATTCTCTTATAGAAGTACCAGTCACATCAACATCTCTAAATTCACCTGGCTGTAAAGGTGTGTCGTCATCTCGTATTCTCATACCACGGGCTTTAAAACCTGCTGGTAAATTAGCAAGAGTACCTGCATCAATTAATTGTCGTAAAACACTTGTAGCAGTTCTTGATAGACCGCCAAGCATATGTATTAAACCAAAACCATAAAAACCTAATCCCGGTAAAAATTTAAAATGTACAAAATAAGCGTTCTTTTTAAAAGAGATATCATCTTCTTTATAATTTCTTTTAATAGATAAAATCTTTTGAGAATATTGGTCAATTGTAATAATGTATGGAAGTTTAACACCACTAGTATCTTCAAAAGTTGGGACATCTGCATCCACATGCATTTCTAAAATTACATGTTCTTCGTTTTGATCGTCTAATACTGCTTCTACACCTTGAAGCTCATTTACTTTTTCTTGTATTTCATTTGTGTTTTCTACTATCCCAGAGTTAAGTTCTACGTCTCTATAAAAACCAGAAACTTGAAATTTTCTAAGTTCATTAGAAGACATTTTTACTACATGGGTAATACGTGCAGCTTGCTCTAAGTCTGTTGCTAAATAATTAATAACTAAATCTTCACTAGCTATAAATTTAGATACACAACGTTTTAAAATTTCATCATAATAAACTTTTTTAAAAGCTGAACCGGATAAAGGTAAATAAAATAGCAGTTGATCCATTTCTGGGTCAAATTCTTCCATTACATTCATAATGTAATAGTTCATGTCTTCTTTTACACGTTGAGCTTGTTGTTCAGCTTCAGGTGTTATTTCACCTAATATTTGAGTACGTACGGGGCCGCTTGGGGGGAGGAGTTCCTTATAAGCTTGTGCTTGAAACTGTGTAACAGATTCAGCTAATAAGGGATGTACGACCCCGGACGCTCCTTCGAAGGGTTGTGTTCGAGTTTCATATTTAAACCCCAACATATCAAGGCCTTTGATATAGGTATCTTCCCAATCTTTCCTTGAAAATTTATCCGCTTCGAATGCATTTACCAAATCACCAGAGAATTTGGATAAATCGTCATCTGAAATATATTCAGATAAATTCGCGTCAAATGGAACATTAGAATGATCCACTTGTACTTCATCAGTTATTTGTTCTGCACTTCCATCTTCCATCATTTCAAAACCATCAAATTGGACATTACTTTCCAATTCAATTTCTTGTCCCACTGACTCTACTTCTAAAGCCGTGTCAATAGCAGCTAGTGCTTTTTCAATTTGATTTTTACTATCTTCTACCATGCACTACTCCACCTTCTTGAAATGCAGAAATACCTTTAGATATTATCTCTTCTGCTACTTTATTATTTTTTAAATTTAACATTTTTACACCCCCGTATATTTGTCCTTCAGGTGTTCTTATAACAGTATTAATAAGATTTGCACCTGTTTTTTTTGATGCATTAGATAAAGCTTTATTTAGTATAGGTCCATAGGCAGCTATATTACCTTGATAACTTCTATCACCTGGACTCATAGTACGGTTTTTAATTTTAGGATTAGAAAAGGCAACACCATCATATTTACCATCTTTAGCTGCTCTTACTAAATATTTAGCAACAAACTCCATGTATTCTTGTGAATTTTGAAAAGGACCTTCAGGAATACTACCACCGATATTTCCTGCTGCATCTTTAGATTCTTCTAACATTTTTCTTATTTTACCTCTTTCTTCACCAAGTTTTTTTAAAGCTGGTGAGCGTGGGTTAGTTGCTAATAAATTTTCTATTTTAAGGTTAATAAGATCTAATTGTTGTTTATTAGCAGCTAAATCAGCGGGTAAAGGTAAATCCTCACGTCTTGCATACCCTTCTCTATCTCCAAGTTTTGTTTTATTTTTAGAAGCGTTACGTAGGGCACTTTGAATTTTTTGATGCATATCTGATTGAATTTCTTCTACAAATAGTAGTCTTCTTCCAAATTCATCCGTTCTATCGGAAACACGTGCATGTACAAAAGCATTCTCACGTACTTTATTAGGTAATCCAAAATCATGTGCATATTGGTATTTTGGTTCATTTTGACGTAGTTTTCCTGGTGTAGATTTAAATAAAAACTCACGGTAATTATCACCACCCGGTAAAGTTTGTGTACCACCATGAACTGCTCCTTTTAAGTAATCTTTTTTAGTTAAATTAATTCCACGGCTACCTACAGCAGAAGATAATGCTGTTAAAGGCTCTCTAATACCAAAAGGTACATTAGCCGTTAATTCTAATCCTTGGTCCATGGCTCCTTTTATACCAAAGGTTTTTTCCATGTATTTGTTAACATTAGCCACCATTCCATCTAAATTTCGTTGAACAAGTTTTCCTTCTTGTACCACATTAGGTAAATTGTTCTGTAAATAAGAAACTAAGCCTCCAACACGTGGATCCTGCGTTTGTGGGTCTACTTTCATCATTTTTTTATATAAATTACCTATAATTGTCTCTGATCCAGGGGATCCTAGTGCTACGACATCCATTTTAGGAGCAATTTCATCAAATTCCTTGACTAAATCACCTTTTGTAAAGGATTTATTACCCGCATTTACTAAAAAATTACCAAGAGACGTATCACGCATCTCTGATG